AAAGAAACTAAAGAAACATTAATTGTTGCTATTAGTTCACGTAGTTCATTAGCTTGTATCCCATACGCGCAAGAAGCATTACATAAGTTGCATTTTGATAAAGGCGGGGTTGAATTAACGGTTCCGCTAAGTTTCACCGTTAATCGTATTGGTAGTATTGTTTATTATGCTATTGCTACAGTATTCATTGCTAACATCTATGATGCGCCATTGGGTGTAACCGGTTTGTTAGTTGTATTACTAGGTAGTATCCTAGCAGGTTTAGCATCAGCGGGTACAACAGGTATTCTTACAGTTGCCACCGTAGCAGTTGTTTGTGATTTGTTAAAACTACCAAGCGAAGCAGTATTGGTATTGTTGATTGCAGTCGATCCATTAATGGATATGATTCGTACAGCAAGCCATGTGCATGGAAATATTGCGGTAACAGCATTCGTATGCGACAAAGAAACGGCACATGGATAAGATAAAACAAACATTGCTAGATATATTGGGTTGGATTGGTTCTAGCCCGTTTAGATTATTTGCAGTAATAATCTTATCTGTATTTGGCTTTGTTGGTTGGGTGGCTTATACGGAAAAGGATGCCTTTATGGCATCCTACCGTGCGCAACAAGCATTGCCCAAAATGAATGGTAATTATCAAGCTGCGAGTAACTTTATATTTAAAAATTCTAAAGCAGAACTTGTTGCAATATTTGAAGTTAATACATTATTGAATACTAGAAAATTAGTATTCTTATCCACTCGGTCTAAAGGTAGAATATCAGATCACGATGGTGCAGATGTTGGGCTATTGACTAAAAACTATGATAACAATAATGATGTTATAGGGTTAATGTCCGGCAAAATACCATGCAGTCCATATATGAAACCGCAAAGCTATATTGGGTTTACATATAAAGAACAAGGTACTCAATTTATGTGTCGTATAAGTGTCCCGGTTGAACCTGGTATGTTTATAGGACAAATAAGCGTAGGTTGGAAAGAAGAACCCGAAGATTTAGAAAATGCACAAACCGTGATGGTGGTTGCTTCAAGTTTATTGTTTAATAAGAAACAGTAAAATGAAAAAATTAGGCATACTTGGTGGAATGGGCCCGGCTGCATCTGCAGAGTTTGTTAATAGACTAATTAAAAAAACTCCCGCAACCTGCGATCAAGAACATATTCCATTTGTTCTTTGGAATGAACCTCGCATACCTGATCGTAGTACCAGTATACGATCTGGAGATAATTTGCCATTGCATTGGTTACAAGGTGGTGTTAGAGGATTGATGAATGCAGGATGTAGTTATATTGTCATACCTTGTAACTCGGCACACTTCTGGTACTCACAGCTTTCTGAGATAAGTGTACCCATTTTACACATTGTAGATAGCGTTGCAGAAGAATTAAAAAGTTTAAATCTTTCAGGTAAAAAGATAGGTATCTTAGGTACGCAAGGCACAATAGAATCTGGGTTATATCAATACCACTTAAATCGACAAGGGTGGGAATGTATGGTACCAACTAAACAAGAAATGACAGGTCTTGTAACTCCCGCCATTGCTATGATTAAATCAAATAAAATTATAGAATCTCAATTACTATTAATGAAATCTATACATAGCTTAATTGATAGAGGTGCTCAAGCAATTGTACTTGGTTGTACCGAATTGCCTTTAGCTATTGAATGCACTCAAGAAAAAGGAATTCCAATTGTTAACAGCATTGACAGTTTAGTTAATGCAACACTTAAAAACTATACGAGATAAGTTTTTTCGTATAAGTCTCTATATTCAAGTAATTTTTTAACCCAGTTATCTCGCTTCTCAATAAACACTTGTGGATCATCATTTTCAACTGCTATAATGATCACTAGTTTATTAATAGGGATTCCTGTTCTTTCCTCATACATAATTGCATATGCTGCGCATTGCATAAAGTAGTTGTGTATATATTCTTTGGTTTTGCGTCTGCTCGAGGTTTTATAATCAATGATTGCCAATTTGCCTTCATATTCAGCAACACAATCCACAGTCCCCGCCAAACGTAAATGATCTGAGTATAAACGTTGTTCTTGTACATGCACATTATTAATGTTATTTAATAATGGTAGTATGCTTTCAAATAGTTCTCTTTGAAACAACGGCATTGTAGATATTACATCTACATTATTGATATAATTTTCACAATGCAAATGTAATTTAGTTCCACGTTTTGCAGCGGCACTTGAAATCTTATTTGCTTGTTCTTCGCCTACTTTTTTGCGCCACTCTAATAAGCCTTGTTTATTATGCGCCGATAATACAGTAGTTACGGAAGGATATTTTTTACCAGATGGAGTTGCATAAAATCGTACTCCATCTTCTCGGGTAACTTGTTCTAATTTATCAAATTCATTCACCTTAACATGATTAAAGTTCATTATTATCCTTGTAATATTTCAATAGCGTGATTATAGTGTTTAATACGATCTTCCAGTCCAATAAATCCGCCATTGATTTTCTTGGTCATTAACTTAATATCTTGCGCATCGGCACACTCGTTCAATTTGTTTGCATTCCAGAACCAGCATGCAGAGTTCAAAGCATAATACGGTTGAGTTAAAATATCAGGTTGATCTAATAGAGTATGATCGTCAAAAAATGCCTCTGAGCATTTTGTGTAATTTTGTTTACCTGTTAATTGAATTAAGCCGCGACCTCTATATTTCCAACCTTCGCCGCTTGCTTCATCTCCATTACCCATTCTATTTGCATATACTCTATTAGCAATCTTTTCAGGTTGTCTTGCATATTGTGATGCAATTTGAGGATTCGTAAAATACTTACCAAATATCTTTTGTAGACCATCTGCACTATAGTTCAGATTCTCTTGCATAACTGCAAAGCCGCCTGATTCGTGGGCACATTGTGCAATAAATGCGGATACGCGCGCGATGTCATTAATACCATATTGCGGCAATGTTTCAACCATAGAGTCATACCACTCTTGGTGATTTTTTACTCTTGGCAATAAATGTTGTACTTTGTCCAGTGTGAAATCGAAATCAAATCCATCAGCCATTTTTATTTTCCTTTATCGTTGATAGCAAATTCTTTCTCGTTTTATTGTGCCATCTGGTTGTTGTGTTTCTCTCCAAGCAGAACATTCCATATTGTTTTCTACAGTTACACTTGGCAATGGCTGTTGAATTATAATTGTATTAGGTTGTTGTGCTTTATTAATGTTATATCCAATCACTCCACCTATAATTACAGGTGCAATCCAACCGCCTCCGCCACCATAAGTTTGATACGGGCCATATCTAGAATGCCAATGCATATACTGAGCAGAAGCAGTTAATGATAATAAAGATAACGTAATAAGAATTAGAAGTTTTTTCATTTTAAGTTCCTTAGATGAAAAAGAGCCGAATTATTAGTTCGACTCTTTTATTTATATTAATGCACGATGTGTCTACTTTCGTAGTCTAACCTAGCTAAAATATATTCCTTTACAAGTTTAGATCTAACGATATCGTCTACACCAAATTCGAAAACCTTAAAAGAGGGCATAAGGTCGGCAATTGCCATGAATTTTTTTAGTCCGGACATATCGGTTTTTCTATACAAATCCGTTTGGCGAAAATCGCCGCAAAATATAATTTTTGACCGCTCTCCTACGCGAGTCATAATTGAATTAAGTTCCATATCTGTCATATTCTGACATTCATCTACAACGATAATAGAATCATCTAGAGTAATGCCTCTGACAAACGACGTAATTAAAAACTTTACTGCACCTTGTTCTGTTAATCTTTGATACGCATCACTACGACCAAATAGATCTTCGCAAATGCCAACATACGGTTCAGTATATACTTCTGTTTTTTCTTTTTCATCTCCCGGTAGATGTCCGATTTCTCTGCTAGGAACAGCTGATCGAACGATTATTACTTGTCGAAATGGATTTGATCTATCTAATACTTCCTCCAATGCGTGATAGAGCGCTATGAATGTTTTTCCTGTTCCGGCTACTCCATGAAGCAACATGATTTTAGAATTATCATATATGTCAAAGACTCGCCGCTGGTTGTCTGTCAATGGATCAATTGTTTTCATATCATCTAATCTCATTTTTAGTTTGTTGTTAACAACTAAATTGAGCGGTGGATGAGCTGGCTGCAATTGAAGATTATTTTTAGACTTTGCCATGTATACCCTCTTAAGAAAAAGAAAGGACATTAGCCTACCGTGCTATTGCCCCCTCAGGTAAAAAAATTGAATTGAAAACATTTTATCGTCTACTTAATTTGTCTGCCAAGTTACTCTTATAATTATTAGAGTGTATCTTAGACAAGACTTCTTTAAAACCACCATCAGGTTGAGTGATACCGAGACGAACGGCGTCACCTAGTGCAGGAGCACCTGTGATGATGTTTTCGTGATTTATTGATTTGCAGGATGGGCATTGTTGTTCTGGACGAACATCATAACGACATAGCACGTCGAATACTGTCTCACAATCGTTGCATTTTAATGTATAACTAGGCATATGTAAACCATTCAGGTGTTTGTCGTTTTTTCCAGGATGCTAGATGCTGCTTTGCACCTAGGTAATAATTTATATATGATCTGACGGAATTCCCGGATACCTTATATACATCTGGCATTGCCGGAGTAGGTTCTGTAAATCCTATTCCTTTTGGGATATGTTTGGGTGGGGTATGCAATACATCAATTAATCTAGCAGTTGCGTGTATTTTACCATAACGATATGTATATTCGTTTAATACTGCAATGAATAATTTATATAACCATTCATAATTTTCATATGAATGTCTTACCCATATAGCTGAGGGATGGTTAATGTGAGTAGAGCTATACAGAAAATCATTACGAGAATCAGCGATAATATAGGCTTTTTTTCTTCGACCTGAATTTGTAAAAGTGTCGCAAATAGTGCCATCGAGAACACGGTGAGCAGTAGATAAAAGTTGAGCATATTCGAGGATCATTTTAACAACGTGTTTATCGGCGTGTAATTCCGCACATTTTTTAGGGTCGTTATGTAGGTAAAATATATTCATATAAAAAGTATAACATAAATCCAATAAAGGAAAATTCAAATAATATGACCACAATTAAAAATATTGCATCTGCTTTATTATAAAATAAATTACCGTATAAGTCAAAATTTTCAAATATACGCATCTATATTACAACCCCGTTGCGATACACTATAGAGTTTTCGTTGATGCAATTTTTCATATTCTTTTATTTTTTCAATTTCAATTTGCATTCTATGATGCAACATTAATCTTGTTTCTTCTTGAATTAATTTTTGTTTTTCTAATTCAAGTTTAGTGAGATTCCGATGGTATTTAACTTCAGTATAATTGCGAACATAGTGTTGATTAACTATTGCGGTACTTGATACTTTACTCATTTTATTTTTTTACTAGAATCTGCTACATCTTTGTCTGCACGCATTTCAATAAATGTAGGCAAGAATAGACGTTCTACACCGTCTCCGCGATCTTTAATGCGTGCGTTATATTTAACAGTTACAATTTTTCCAATTGCAGCTGTTTTTGTAAATTCTTCACGTTGTTCGTCAGAATATCCCGAGCCTACATTAACTTGAATAAGACCATCCGAAGATTCGCATACAAGAGCGCCCAACCGGCCTTTATTTTTACCAGTACCTTCTTCCCAACCAACGACCACAAGATCGCACTCCAATTCACCTTTGAATTTAATTTGTTCCTTGGAACGTTTATCTTCCCAGATGTTTGTCTTGGATTTAAGAATAGTACCTTCTTGACCGTCAGCTAAGAACTTCTCAAAGATCTTTTGTGCGTCATATTGATTGTCTACTTCTTTTGTCCATACGCAATCAATTAATTTGCCTAAGGGAGGTTGGGTTGTTTTTAAATTAATTACACGTTTAACTAAAAACTCGAACCTATCTACATAAGGAGTAATAAATTTACCAATTTTAAAATTGTCATATGGGATAGCATCCCATAATGTTACTCGTACAGAACTTGCTTCTGTCTCAGACATTGTACCCTTAACGCCTTTGCTTAAAATGCCGTTGCCTGTTTTGCGATCAAGAGGTTTACCTGCGGCATCTACAACTAGTAGTTCGCCGTCAAAAACATAATTGGCGCCATAATAAGAAGCCAATTTGAGTAATGCGTCACTAAACAGCTTACTTGGAATATTAAGTTCTTTACCATTGCGGCTCCTGTATTCTACTGTACCATTACGAACGATTGCGTTGAAACGCATGCCATCTAATTTTAACTGGCAATATGCGGGGAATTTAATTTTGTCGACAAGCTTTTGGTCGAATCCAGAAGCCAACATAACCGGGTATGTTGAGATAAGCTTGGGCCAGATTTTATTTGCGGTTGCTTCACTGACTCCACAACGAAGGTCTTGCTTGATGATACGCTCAATAACGCTGGCATCTTTTTCATACACTGACTCCAATACAAAGGTTAGGTGTTCAATTGCTGCATTGCCGGTGACATTGCGTGTTGCAAATTCATTAAGGAGTTCTTGCATTGCCCAAGCCAAAGTTCTTGAACCTTTAGCTTGTTTATTATATGCAGGGATTTTTCGGATGTAATAACTGATAAGAGGATCTAGCGCAATTCGAAACGCTTCTTTTAAGTCAGCATTATTCTTATTATTTGTAAGAATAGCTTCTTTTGCCAAGCGAGAATTATCGGATGCGAGTTGATCTAAAATATCATATACCGTTGTCATAGTAACCTTTCTTTATATGCTTTATTATAACATCTTTTTAGATAAGTGTCAAGCATAAAAGTGCTCATTTTTTAAGCAAATGGTCGCATTTCGGTGTTGATTTTATAAGTAATACTTGTATACTTATGAGGAGTATCTTCAACCGCTTGTTTGGCTTTTTCTAATTTTTGGATATCGTCATAAACACCGATAATATCTTGTTTTCGAGTACGACCAATTGTGTCGCGCCATTCAGCTTCTAAAATATACAAGGTTTTCATATTATGCAGACATTCTTGTAGAATTTGTAATGGTTTCATACATTGTTTCAAATTCTTCATGTTCTTCAATTTCTTTAGTAAAATTTTGTTTGTGATATACCTTAGCCATACGACGAAATGTCTTTTTGCTAAGTTCTAGATTATCACATAACTCTTTAATTGCTTCTCGCTGAAACTCACGTTCGCCTTCAGTACGAGTCATACTCGCCGAAAGTTCTTTCATACAATCAAGAATTGCTTTACGATCTGTGGGACTGGATGGGATACCTGCCATAATTTATTTCCTTTCAATATCATCTTCAATACAATTGTCGCCATACTGGATTTCGACAATCTTCAATGGGGCATCAGTTTCATTACAAAGCTGATGCCACTCTGTTTTGCCAATGTGAAGACTTTCAAATTTATTAAATACTCCACTTAGCTCAACATCTGTACTACAATTCAGTGAATAAACTGTAGCTGTACCTTCTGCCACAAACCAATGTTCGCCGCGATCTTTATGTCGTTGCATACTTAAACATTTGCCTGGGTCAACTGTCAATTCTTTAACCTTAACATCCTTACCTTGTTCATGTAGAACTCGATAATATCCCCACACGCGCGAGGTCTTTGGTGATTTCCATTCTTGTAGAATCCAAGAGCTAGAATTCTTTTTATCTTCACCACCTACACCAAAGGCAAAGCTTAGACGAGGATTTTGTATATCCATCTCTGGAATATTTTTATCAGTTCGATCTCCGCCATTTGCAAAGATAACCTCATCGTTCGGCCAAATATCTAATGTTTCTTTTATAAAGTGTTTAGCGCTACCGTCGGCATCTGCGCGATCATCAAAG